CAAAGTGTTTCGAACGCCGAGTTTTAGGACTGGGTACCACAAGGAGTGAGGTATGAAACGCATCGCTTTTGGCGTTTTGTGGTTTCTTGCGTTCTGCTTTGTTGCTTCGGCAGCGGGCAGCCTAGCCGCCAGTACCTTCGCCGATCCCACGCAGGCGTCTATCGTTGTACAACAAGCCACGTTTTGGGACGAATTCGCCGAGCGCTTTGTTGCCGGCTTTCAGAACGGCAACCCAGCTGTGCGGCAGTTTATGGCGCACTACGGCGCCTCCATCTTTTTCGGCGCGCTGCTGATGGCATTGGGCGGCACCGCCGCCGGAATACTCCCCGGCACACAGTCCAAGCGCGACATCGACGACGAACCCTTTGAGTAAATGCTGCGTGCGCGGGGGCTGCTTTTTATCGTTGCTGACTGCAGCGGTTGCACCGCAAAGCTTTAGCCATCTTGGCGGCTTCAGTGCAGAAGCTTTTAAGCAAGTCTCGACGCGACGCCGGCTAGCGTCTTAAATCGCGATGTAGTCGACGTCACCTTTGAACGAACGCCTACGAACTGGATGGCCCAGTCACCATCCACACTCTCCGCAGCGGAAGCTGCGCCTTCAACTCATCGTCGAGGCGCTCATAAACTTGGAATAATTGCTCGAATAGCTCTTTTCGCGACCACAGCCGAACGCGGAAGAAAGATCCGGCAAGTTCTTTCTCGACGTTGCCCTTGAAACCGCTCATTGATACGAAGAGCCCTTGATCGGCGCCGAACTTCGTGACTGCACCCAACAGTTTATCCACCGTTGGCCGGTCGATCGGCGAATCACCGGATTTCACCTCTACACAGAGTCGGGGTTTCCCAAAGCCCAATGGCCCAGCCCCAGCCAGGATGTCAGCGCCGCCGTCGGCGCCTTCCGGGCTCACGTACGTCGAGTACCCCTGTGCCCGAAGTATTCCATCGACAAGACGCGTGAGCCCATGCCCCTTGAACCGCGACAAAATCAATTGCTGGATTTGGTCTTGTGCGAGCTCTTCGAGATCGGTGTCCTCGGCGGCCTCGTCGTCCTTTAGTGCCGCGACGCTGGTCAACGCTGAGCGTGCTTCTGGCTTCCAGCCATTCGCGCGCATGGCCGCAATACGCGATTCCGCGTTATTGCGCTTGATCCTGCAGATCGTCAGGAAAGCGCCGAAGCTAAACAGTAAATCGGGGCCAAAATTGCTTCTTGGTATTGCCTCGCCAATCCACTTCACCGCCCGTGAGTGAAAAAATGGGTCTGGACCTTGAGGCTCTGGATGGTAATCACCGATGATTTCGCCTATGTAGATTGACGGCTGCAATTTCAGCGGCAGCACGATCAAGTCGCCCTTCGACATCTCGTGCGCAAAGGGCCAAATCTGGCTAACCCAATTCCGGATTGTCCGCGGATTGCGGTCTGGATAGGTTGTATTAATCGTCGCGGTGAGTTCTTCGCGATTCAGTTCCGATAGATCGACGTTCAGGGTTTCCCAGGTGAGATAAACCCGCGCTTCATCGATGAATTTCTGCTCAAAGGCGCCATGTGCGCCTGCACGAACCAGCCAAATGGCCACGTCTCATTCCTTGATAGTGTTAATAGACCCTAAGCTGCTGCCCGTTGATTGATCTCCCCGACAATCGAGACAATTGCTTCAGCCTCGGTATCGGTAAACGCGCCGTCCAGCCCTTGGTGATGCACGCCTGTGAATGGTGGCTCGTAGAGCTGAGCAGGGTCAATTACGCCACTCTGAGTCAGCTTCTCGATGATCATCTCAACAAAGCGGATCTGCGCGCTTGTGTAGCGGTTCGCATCAAGAAACTGGCCGAACGCTTCCTTGGCAGCAGCCCGATCGAGGCCCACCAGCGCGCGGATGAACAAGGTTAAAGGCTGGTCGTGGCCAAAGTTCTGCTCGAAGCGCGCGCGGCTCTCGACCACGTCGGACTCGTAGACAAATCGCTCCAGCTCGGCGAGGTCGGTCGGGGTTAGCGGCTTATTGCGCCGCAGCTTGGCGATGGCAACATGATTCTCGTTGGCACGGATAAACTGCTCGACCTTCTTTTTGTACTGCGCCAAGTTAATGCCGGTGTTGAAGTCAGTGAGCACCACTTCGGTTGCCGTGCCGATCGTGTCCTCAAGCACCGTGTAAACCGGCTTGTAGCGCGCGTTTTGATTTGGCCTATTTTTACGTTTGATTTGTCCCACCAATTATTGGGATTTAAATGAGCTTTTTAGGACTGTCAAAAATCCAGGTTTAAGCCGATGGTTTCGGTCATTGATTTAGCTGCTGGCCAACCTTCATGCCAGTTACCGATGATCAGCTCTTTAGCCGGTTGCGCGTTCTGCCCTCCACCGACGGTGTAATTGATCGCTACTGTCGTCATCGGAAATTCAGCAAATACTTTCCGAATATCCGGGTGATCGTTGATCGACACGATCATCGTTCCGTCGATCTCGCGCATGTACTGAGCCATATTTTCGTAGTGCTCAAAGCCAAACTCGACGCCATAGCCTGCGGTCTGCCAGTACGGCGGATCGCAGTAAAACAGCGTATGTGGCCGATCGTAGCGTTTCACGACATCGGTCCAGGGCAGGTTTTCTATATATGCCGAGGAGAGACGCAGGTGCGCCGCGCTCAGTTCCTCCTCGATCCGAAGAAGATTGAGTTTGGGCGGTGCTGTTGTGGCATAGCCAAAGGTCTGGCCTTCAACTCGTCCGCCGAAGGCATTGCGTTGAAGATAGTAAAAGCGCGCGGCGCGCTGAATATCTGTGAGCGTTCTTGGCGCTTTTGCCAGTTCCCACTCAAAGACGGTTCTGCTAGTTAATGCCCATTTGAATTGCCGGATAAACTCTTCCAAGTGGTTCTGCACCACACGGTAGAGGTTAACTAGCTCGCCGTTGACGTCATTGATGACCTCAACTTCGCTCGGCGGTTTCATGAAAAACAACGCCGCTGCACCACAGAACGGTTCGACATAGCAAGTGTGTTCTGAAAACAACGGCAGGATGTGCGGCGCTAAGCGGCGCTTGCCGCCGAGCCACGGGATAATCGGTTGCGACACGTTGACCCCTTTTATTGACGCGGTTTTTCCCGCGTGTAAGGCTTGCTTCGCTCTGCGCGCAGAGTGAAGGAGCCTCGGCTGGTCCACGGTGTACTGCACCGGGTTCTGGCGGTCATGCCGGCGCGCTAACGCCGTCATGACCGCTCCTTTTTTCATCTCGCCAAACCTCGGCTATATCAGCGATTTCAATTCCAATACGCCAGCCTGGGCCGAAACGGCGATGCAGTGGCGGATGTTGAGGGCGGTGCAAAATGCGGATGACAGCGGCAGCACTGGCAAGCCGTCTTCACCCAGCGTCAGCGGCTCGCCGAGCGCGGCGCGGGCCAGTTCGCGGCTGATGGTGAGGGTGTCCATCACGTCCGCCGGCGCGGTGTAGCAGGCTTCGGACATGATTGGCGTGCCATCGACATCAGCCACCGTCGTGCCTTCGTCGTCGATCTGCCGCGCGCGGGCGGTGACGAGGGTGTTGTTGGTCACCGGTACGCGCTCAGCGCGGATCAGCAGCGCAATGCGTGCGCCGGTATCGAGTTCGACCACAGTTTCGCCGGTTGGAATCGGCGGCTCGGAATTGTCGGTGACGATTTGATCAATCACGGTGTAGCTCATGGGATTTGTCCGCCGCCGCCGCCCGGATTGCCTGGTGGAACGCCGCCGCCGCCGGTAGATGGCACGGTGACGCTGACGTAGCCGATGTAAATGCGGCCGTCGGCCGCGGCCATGTCGGTGCGGTTCACAGTGGCGATCAACGGCCGGGCGCCGCCGGCATAGGTGGGGTCGTCGATATAGAGGTAATAGGTGGCGGTTGTGCCGCGCGCCTGCGAAATGCTGGTGCTCGATGCCGTGTACGCCACGCTGACGCTGCCGGCGACCAGCGTACTAGCGCTTGTTGAGAGCGTGACCACGCTCGGGCTGGCGCTGCTATACGCGGCATCGATACTCATGCCGCTGAACAAGCTGCGCACGCCGCCGGTATGCAGGGCCAGTGTGGCGCGGGCATCGCCCAGCTGCAGGCCGCCGCCGGGCAGCGTCAAACGATGATTGCCGCCGTTTAGCTGCGCACCACGGATGCGGCCGTACACCGGGCCATCTGGTAGTTCGTCGAGGCTGCGCAGCGTCGGCACAGCTGAGACGTCGTCGGCGTACCACGTGCCGGCCGTGGCACCCGATAACACGATCTGCACGACAGCGTAAGCGGTACCGGAAGGTGCAACTCCGGTGGCTCGGCTCAACGCATAGGCCGTCGACGCCGATAAGGCATTGCCGGCTGCGGTGCCGATCTGCAGATCGGAAGCATTCCGCCACGAGATCCGCACCGAGAGCGTGCCGGCCGCACCGGCCGTGCTCTTGCCCCAAGCATAGGCGATCAGCATGTCACCGGCGCCGATATGAACGCGGGCGGTGTTGGTCAGCGTGGCAGCGTTACCGGCGGTGATCGCCGCGCACCAGGTGCCGCTGCGAGCGTTGGCGTCAGCGGCAATCGTCCAGGCGCCACCGGATGAGGTCCAGCCGATAACCCCGGCTTCAAAGCCGGGGTTGCGCACCAGCGTTGGCGTGTTCGGCTCGGTGGGGTCGGCGCCGTCTTGCACGGTCTTGCCGACCACGCGGACGACGTTGCTGTAGTCGCTAAGCTCGCCATACGGCCCGCGCAGGTTGATGCGGTAGTCGTAAATAATGCCGGCGACGTCGGCATCCCGCCACGCCGTGCCGTAAGTGATCGCGCGCAGGGTGTAGGCGTTTGCCGTGGCGATCGAGCGGAAAATCTGCACTTGGTCGTAGCGATAGGCATCGGCTACGGACCACGACAAATGCACGCCGTCGGCAATGCTCAGGCCGGTCAGACCCGTGGGTGCGGGCGGCTTGGCGTAGCTCACCGTTGGGCTGGTTGGCGGCGGCAGCGCTTGCAGGCCGGCGATGCCGTAATCAGCGAGTGCGTCTTCGCTCAGCGTGAGCATCGGGCCGGATTCGCTCCAGGCGATCTGCGTGATGCGAAACGTGCGGCCGGATAAATCGAAACCGGCGAGATTAACCGTGCCGGTTTCCCACAAATCCAAGGTGATGCCCTTAAAGTTGCACGGCAGCGTGATCTGCATCTGGCGGCGTGATTTCTGGCCCATTAAGCGGCCGAGGAATTGGGCCTGCACCACGTCTGGACAGGTTGGGAAATTACCATCGCGGTAAATCCGAAAGCCGCCGTCCTGCGCTTCAAACGCGGCGTTGGTATAGGCCGGCACTTCGGTGTTGGTGTAGCCGCCGCGTTCGTCCGGGCAGGAAATCCGCACGGCGTTGTAGAGTTTCGACAGCTCGTTTTTCGGCACGATTTGCGGCGCGCCGGCGAGCCAGGAATCGTCGATCACAAACGATGGCGTGCGATATGCCCCGGCGTAGATGAAATACTGCCCGCCGATGCGTAAAAACACCCCGGCCATGCTGTCCAGCAGCATCGACAAATTCTCGGCACGGGTGCTCGGCGTGGTTTGCAGCGCTGCCGAAACCCGGTAGAGCTTGCCGCCCATGCCGTTGCTCTGATCACAGACGTTGGCGGCCGCGGC